AATGGTACGTCCGTAGTACCTGCCATAACGTGAGAGTCATGTGCGTTACACGCTAACTCTCGGATAACAGCACGTTCTTTGTTGCTGTATACTTTGTCTGCGAACATATCAAGAATAAACGCTACGTCACCAATAGCAACATCACGCTGCTCAAAATCGCCAGAAAGAGTTACGTCTTGCGGTGCAGTTTCTAGTTTCATCTAATCGTCCTTAATGTGGTTGGTTGGTCGTATGGCTTTATTATACCATACAATATCGGAATGTCAACGGGTAAACTTAAATAATTTTGAAAAAAAGTCTCGCCGCTTTCTTTTCCTTGCTAAATTCTCGTGCAGATCAAGAAAATCTTCTACATCTTTTTTATTCCATAGTTTTTTACTTAGCTTTCCATCTTCGCTTTGTACTGTCCAACTGGTATCTTTGTTGTATGTAACTTTCATTAAAATCCGAGATCCTCCAAGTCTAGTTCTAGTTGCTCCATATTGAGATGAAACAACTCTTCTTCTTCCAACATGCTAGAGTAAACGTCATCATAAACAAACTGTCGTAACTCATCCAATGTCATTCCATCAACAATGTAATCAGTCAACTTCTGAATCATCTTGTGGGTGGGTACTGTATCATTCATTATCTAATTCCTCAAGAGTATAATCTTCTGCATCTGAAACGGCACGATCAATGTCGTACTGATAGTCCTGAAACAATGACGTTTGAGCATAGTCTAGCAGGCAATCCATATCCCAACCGTCTATTACCAGTCTAGCAAGATTTTCAAGTCTGTCAACATTTAAATCTGTATCTTTAATTTTTTCTTGGTTCATCTTCAATCTCCAATATTGTTCCCAGAATAACAAGTGACATCAAAAAACCTATCGCAGTCATCAAAATTATATTACTCATCGTCAATCTCCACTGTTATATTTTCCCAATTACTGTCAAAAGACTTGCTAATTTGTTATCTGCTTCATGGAATTTGAATCCGTAAACATGTAGAGGATTACTACTCTTCTTCTTCTTTTTTTTTTAGAAGCAGAAATAATCACGTCCAATCTTTCACCATGTCCTTATATTTGACTTTACCATACTTGTATCCGATTCCTGAGTTGGATATTACAGTATAATCTAAGGTTTCATCTTCTATTAATTCTTGAAGGTAATCGTATACATCACAGTCAAGAACCGTTTGCTCTTCGTCGCTTTCTCCATTTGGTGGATCAAACTCTAATTCAATTATTACTTTGTGGCTCATCTTCAATCTCCTCGACTAACATTAGCTGGTTGAACGCTTCAATTTCCACCACTTCGTATTTCTTGCCTTGATGCTCGTACAAATCCCCTATACTATAGCCATCTTTTAAGTCAACATAATAAGTTTTGCTCATTATTCGTCCTCGATTAGTAGTTCGATTTCACCTTTCTGTAATCGCTCGATGTACCAATCGACCGCTTGTTCACGGGCATCTTCTTCTGATTCTGCTTCAAACGCACAGCCCGATTCAATATAAACGTAGTAAGTCATTGCTCGATCTCCTTTGGGTTATGCTTCCATTATACAGTAGTTATCGGCTTTGTCAAGTAGGAAGTTTAATATTTTTCAAAATATCTCATTTCCAGAACATGAATATCTTAGACAGTAGACTTGTGCGTTTGGTTTTTTTTGAGTGGTTTTTTTGAGATTTATTTATTTTTTTAAATTCTTTGTTAATCTCGTTTACAGAGTCTCTTTTACGCCAGTCACTTAAATGCCTCATGTATTGACTATCTGACATATCATTACTGTTCCACACCATAGCGTTCTCCCGTTTAGTTTCTTCGTCATCTATTCCTAAAGTTTTACCATCTACAAATGGAAACTGGTCGCCTAGAGGTTTGTCGTTCATCTGACATCTCCATTATATGGTACGTATCGTCGTTATCAAGCTCTACCTTAAATTTTTCTTTAGTATTTCCAAAAGTTTAGTTTTACTCAGACCGCCAGTTTTTCTGTCTATGATCGAATCTGCTCTTTTGAATACCATAGTTGGCAAGCGTTTTATCTTGTATTTTTTTGCAATTTCTTTGTCTTGGTCGTAATCATAAATCATAAAACTATATTTGTCCAGTTCTTTCTTGACTTCCTTGTCTTTGAACAGTAGTTTCATTTTTCTACAAGGGGGACACCAAGCGGCCCCAAAATACAAAAGTTCAGTTTTTATTTCTTGTTCTTGTGTTTTAGGTTCGTTTTGACTATTGCTTTCCTCAGTCTGGTACATTTTGCCCATATTTGGAGCAGATGACAGGCTGAACATTATAAGGCACAGTCCCGCTAATATTGATGGGGTTGTTCGTATCATTATATCTCCTAAAATAGTTTAAGTGATATATATAATACACAATTAGCCGATAGTGTTAGTTTTCAAAACATTTTGAGGGTATAGTTTTAACAGAGTCTCTGACTGCTTTTTCGTGACACTCAGCACATCTGTATACCTTTCCTCTGTTGGTGGATAGAGGATAATAATCAGTGGTTTTCTCCCCACAGTCTACACAGGTTTTTGAAATCTTTTTTTTGTCCATAAAATAACTCTTTTCTTTTTTAAATTACTTAGCAGAGACAGATTAGTTATAATATAATAGCATAGAGATAATACTACAACACATACAAATATACCAAATACATACAGTAAAACAATAATAAAGTACAAGACATCGCATTTTTTACCAATGTGAGATTTTGAGATTGAACCTGCTCCGCCCGCAATAAGTAATTATTTGTTTTTATTTGCAAAAAGTCGGCCCTAAAAGATAAAAATTAGCGTCTATTATGCCCCAAGTTGAAACAATATGTTTGCATTTTGACTGAATATATGCTAATATAAGGTATATATGACTCAAGTACAAACACTAAATTACTTCAAACTCTTAATTGTATTAGTTTTTGGCAAGAAAGAAATAATATTGTTTGATTGCCTGCCCCAAGACCGCAAGGTCATGTATTGTGCATAGATTGCTGTTCATATTTTATGTTTGTGTATGTATAAAATGTATACTTGTCATACCTTAACTATCATAGGTTGGAGTTAAAATGAAATTAGATAAATTCAAGATTCTATGCGATGCTGATGTTAAATTTGGATCATCTAGGTACGGAGTAGAATCTATTAGTCTGTCGGAAAGGTGTGTCGATATATCTCAAGAATGGATAGATACATACAAAGATAATTATGGGGCATTACTAAATAAAGATGTCAAGACTCTTAAAAAAGAATTAAAAGATTATATCCGCCCAAGAGCAAAGAAAGCTAAATTCATTCCCTCATTTATATGGTGGTGGATTGCAGGGCAAGTAATCAAATGGGTTGTTGATAAAGTAATAGAGTACATAATAAATAACCATACATAAAAACATTCTCTGCTCCAATTCTATTCGAGTAGGACAAAGGTAAGGATGTGTCGGTACTTATGTACATTTCCATACAAAATCTTATCAGAATATCTCTCTATGTCAAATAAAAATTTGGTCAATTTGGCTGACTAGCAGCAATGGCAGCAATCTGTTAAGATAAGGAGGGACAAAGGTGCTATTTTCGCTGACTATCACCAATGCCCACAGTCTGGGATGTTGAGGTGGGACAGTTGTCATTTTCGCTGACTATACGTTATCGTGCGGTTCTCTGGAAAGAAGGGGGGCGACAAGTCTCAAAGTGGCTGACTGTTGGATATCATGAGGTTCTCTGGAAAGTAGAGGAAGGACATCCCCGAAGAAAGTGGCGGATAAGATTGTGGCATGAGATTATAAATTATCCTAATACTAGAAGGCCCTAGATACATTATACCATATACATCGACACATGCAAGAATATACTTTACATAAACCCTTATATAATAACTACTTACGACATCAAGATAATTTGCATTGATTCATTGGCACAAAAGTTGCGGGCCCGTTTTTTCGTAAGTCCTTACATAGCAAGGGTTTACGTCAACGCTCTGTAGCAAACGACATGCCAAAAAAAAGCCGCCCTCCCCCGAAGAGAAGAGCGGCAGCCACCCACACTCACGAAAATCCTATGACCTATGACGCAAGGGCCAAAACCATTTTTTCGGCCTCGTTCACGGCAGGATCTTTGGCGGCTCGGAGAATCCGGTCGAACTCTCCCTTGAAACCGTCCTTGGCTTGTGCATCGTGCTGCACATAGCCTTGGATCGCGTTAAACGCTTCCCATGCGGAGACGGTATCGTCTTGCAGGGTAGGACGACCGGTACGAACACGCTCGCGGTTGAGACGCTTCCAGATCGCTTCTGTGCGATTCTGGTGAGTTGTGACAGCCCGAACACGTTGACCAGCAGCGGCAAGCGTCAACTGCTCGTCAGAAGGACGACCGTAGATCCTATCGAGAAACTCGACCATGCGAACCTCGCGGGATTCCAACTCCTTAGCAACCTCGACGAGATGCTCCCAACCTTCGGACAGTTTACCGAAAGTCTCGATGAGTTCATCCATCGCAGAACGCAAGCCGGACGAATGGCGAATCTTGACACAAGTGCCAGAAACTCGACGCATCATCGCGAGATTGTTGCACGCATCGCGGTAGTATCCCATCGTACCGGTGAAGGCTTGACCATCGTAACCCGCACGAATAATAATTCTCGGGAAGATGTTGTCAGCAGTCCCGTAGATGGACTTGCGTTCCGCGTGCGTTGGAGCAACGGAAACGTAGTGACCTTCACGCCAGTGGGTTTTGACCTCGATCTCACCATCAAAGGCATCACCAGCAGCATCGACCAAAGCACAAACGTCCTCAGTCTCATGCGGAACATACCGCTTGGAGATGGACTTCACCCCCTTGATGTAGCCGGTATCGGAACGGAACAGGCCATATTGATCGGTCGGCATGTTCTCAGGCCCATATAATGGGAACTTGTCCACGCTGAAATTGAAAGCCTCGCGAACGGTCGAGGAAACGTCAGATGCTTGAATGTTGCTCATGATTAAACCCTTTCAGTGAGCGACTCGAAACAAAAACTTACTCTTTTATTATAATATATAATCGGCAAATGTCAATAGACAACTTTAATTACTTGTTCAATTTTCTTGGAAATCGTCCTCATCATCTCCAAACATCTCCTTCCAGCAATCGTCGCACGTTTGAGAGACAAGCATTTCACGTTGTGCGATAGATAAAAACGGCATCGCATTCTGAATCAATTCGCCACTCTGCCAAGCCATGAAGCTATTCACAGGCATAGTGATTGACTCAACATTACCGCACAGTCGGCACTGAACAGACTTGGAAAGCATTGGGTTGTCCATAAAATTTCTCCTTGTGATACTAACATTATACAATATATATCGGCACTGTCAAGGATAAAACTTTAACTTTTGTTGAATTATTCTTAATTGACGTAAGTTGTTGGTATCAAAGGACTTAGATCGCGGCGGGGAGGCTTCGCCCGTCGTAAGTCGTTACGGGCAAAGGACTTAGGGCTACCACCAAGAAGTATAAACAACTTTGTAACCCTGCTCGATTGCTTCGGACGCATCGGCAATAAACTCTAAATCTTGTTCTTTGTAATAATCATCAGAATTATCACCAAAGAAGAAACCATCTGTATCCGGCAACTCTGCACCCTCAATAGATGCTTCAAGCTGCTCAAGATCCTCAAACGTCAACTCAACATCAACACAGTTGAATTGACCCTCTCCACCCTTCTCACGCCAAAGCTGTTCCATCCAGCCTTGAAGGTTAGGATGCTTACGCCAATAGGCGATTTCCTGATCTTCTTGTCCATCTTTACGAATAGATGCGTATTGGTCAAGTCCCATTATAATTTTCCTAGCAAAAGATGTTGATTGTGGTTGGGTCAACGTAAAGATCAGCAAACGCCGCTGTCTCTAATGGTGATCCATCGTATTGATTGATGAATGTATCACAGGTGTATGGATTGTAGTAGGCTTTTTGCCAGTCACTCTTGCCTGCATCCACTTCGGCATCAGACTTCGCACCGTCAACAATCTTGTCGGCCTTACGAGTAGCACAAACATAACCCTCAACAAACGCATGTACGTTTTTCTTCTTCTCATCCCTGACTCTTTTCTGTCCAGCCTTGGACACAATGAATTTACAATCACGCAAAGTTACATGGTCGGTATGACAACGAACCAATCCATCCTGTTTGACGCTGTAGCAATTTTTGTGGAGATTGCGGTATACCCGAACCTTTTTGCTTGAGTCAATAAAATAGACAACTTCACTACTCTTCTCAACGTGTGGTTTAATCTTTAGCATAATTTTCCTTTCGTGTTATACTCCCATTATACAGTATGTATCGTCAATTACAAGGGGTCAACTTTAATTATTTTATAAAAACTCGCGTGCTAATTTTTATCACAAACTCAACAAGCTACCTTGGATGCAACAAAAAACCCCCCGACTACCGAAGTAATCGAGAGGCAACACGAAAGGAGGTCACGAAAAGCCACTCACTAAAAAGCGAGATGACGTATGCGGGAAGTAATTCTTTTAAATTGATACGTTGAATAAGTTTTATTCTTGTAATCGGCTGGATTGTCGTGTTTGACTGTCATAAAAGTCTTTCCGACTCTTTCAACTTTTCCCTTTCGGGTTGTGCCGTTATAATCGAATTCGATGCGGTCATCGACAAGAACATTCGCCGGATTTGTAATGTATGCTGACATCTTCGTTTTCCTTTGCTGTGAGTTGTTACGTTACACTTCAATTATACAATATATATCGTCATTTTCAAGCCTAATCTTGAAAGTTTTTTAATTTTCTCTAAGTCCTTATGTACTAAGGGTTTACGTCAAAACCCCCGCCCCGCAGGGTGACACGTTAGGTCAACAATCCGGGTCAAAATCGTGCCATTCCTGCATTTCATCCGGCTGACCATCATCTTCGTAGTCTTCCCACTGGTCACAATCACAACCGCCATCGTCAAACAAAACGATACAATCACAATCTTCGCAAACAAAAGAATCGTGGAAATTTTCCATTTTAAAAATCCTAAACAGAGAAAAAAAGAGTTTGTGATAATTGAGTGATTACGACAGAGCTTATCAAACTCCACACCGCCGAAGCGGGACGGTCAAGGCGGTTCAATCCTCTTCTGGAGGGAACATCTCATCCCAGCATTTTGGACAAATGCCAGAGATCAGAAGCTCACGCTGACCCGCATCAAGCGTTGGTAACGCTTCTTGGATCAACATCTTGCGAGACTGCCAAGCGATGAAATTCTCGAAATCTACTTCGAGTTCATTCACCACCTCACACTTCTTGCAAGGAACCGCCACGACTGAGGTCATGGCAAACATGATTGTATTGTGGGCAGAGGCTTGCGGGAATCGAACCCGCCTTACACCGGCAACGTCTCACGCCTAAAGGTCATCCCCCGCTAAAGGGATAGCGTTTAAACACTGTGTGACGCAGTAGCGTCCGGCTTGCTCCTTTGCGAAAAGCCCCATATGTATTGTTTGGGTGCTGAGAGGGTTCGTAATCGTCGCTCGGAAGCGTCACCTACCCTTTACCTCAGATTTCACCCGTTGTGTGGTGCGTATCTTGAATAGCTCGCCAGCTATACTCGCGACTTGGGCGAGGTTTGCGGGTCATGCCCTAGTTAAGCTGACCGGCTGAGATTGGCCGTCATCAAGTCGCCTCACAGACTCACTTAACATGTTATCATTATATCATAATTATCGTCATTTGTCAAGGGGTATCTTGATCAAAATCAGAAAAAACAACCAAATTTTCAAAGATCAGTGTCAGGACTTATGAGAGCGTCCCAGTGCATCGGGTGCTTTCCTCTCTGCCTTACTCCCCCATTATATAGTATTATCGGCATTTGTCAAGGGGTCTATGCAATTAAAATAGAAATAAATCAAAAGTTTTTTGTAATTGATGTAAGTCGTTGGTATCAAAGGACTTAGGGCGGCGGGGCGGCCATTTTTCCCTAAACCATTGCCAGTAAACGACTTAGGACAGCAAGAAGAACAGCACCCAATAAATTACATAAATAAAATTTCATAAAAATCCCAAAAAATTATGCCAAGAATAAAAGACACAAAACAAAAAATTAATGCTTTTTTTTGATCACTCATTTTCATCATAATTCTCCAAACCTTGAGGTGATACTAATTTCTTTGGCAAAAAACCAGAGCCAGCAAATTGTTCAACTATATGACTAGTAACATCGCTATAAACTGAACCGTGATAAGCCTCGTCGATCATTTCCAAACTGTCGAGCATACTACTGTAACTTGACGGCAAATTATATTTAATCTTTGAAATGATTTTATTGCCCTCACTATCCGGCAACCATCTCTCTAGCTCAACGTGCCAATAATAACTTTCTTCATTCATACTTCTTCCTCTAAATCATCCGAGTCAATCAATCCACCATTTACCATTCCACCCACAAGAGCCATTTGATTCCTGTGCAGTTGAATCTCATCCATCTCATTATCTGACCAATCCAAGCCACCATCTAAATCAATGAAATCACCACGTTCATTAAATCTAGACTTTTCATCTACTTGATTCCTCAGTCGTTCAATGTTTCGCTGTTTGACCTGTTGACGCTTAACGTGTTCAGTCAAACCATCACGCTTGTCACAAAGCTGATCTAAACGGGCAAGGGTGCGACAACCGCGAACATCATCGTGGAACTCAGCAGGAAGCAAGTGATTAGGAACCGTGATTGATTCCATGATAGCGGTACGGAACTCAGCAATCAGTTTGCCGGATGGTGTGTTTTCAAATTTCATAATTAAACCTTTCGTTGTTGTTTCCTCTATTATACATCGCATCGGCTATTTGTCAAGGGGTAGTCCAAATATTTTTGCAATTAAAAGCAAAATAAATAAAAGAACGGGAACGACCACAAACGACATAAACTCATAATTGTATACTAAATCCATATCCATTCTTAACCTTTCTTGTTAATGTCTTATATTTATATTATCGCATATGCCCGTGACACGTTAGGTCAATCTCAGGATCTTTTTTGTATTTTTGTCAAAGTATTTGGCATTTACCTAAACCCTTACCAGCAAAGGACTTACGTCGCGGCGGGGCGGCCCCGCAAGCCCTAAACCCTTACGGGCAAAGGACTTACGTCAAGAGCTAATCCCACTCCCTCAATGCGTAGTTTTCCCACTCTGCACCATACAGATCCGCAGGATCGGCGTATTCGTCGTCATGCATATCGTCAAGATCGGCATACGCCTCTGCCTCCTGCTCCTCCAGCCATGCGTTGTACTCTTCCCAATCAGCCTGCGTAGGCTCGGAAGCGGCAAGTTCGTCGGATTGAATTTGGTTGGTGAAATCGTTCATAATGGAAAGTCCTTAAAAGAAAGAAACGTGATGTGTTATGCCCTTATTATATATGATATCGACACAATGTCAAGAGCTTCTTTACATAAAAAGCAAAAAAAACTTAGAATTGTCATAAGTTCTTTAGTGGCAACGCTTTACGTCGCGGCGGGCAGGGGCCGAAAGTCCTAAGTGCTTACCCACAAAGGACTTACGTCAATCTGGCAATCGTCCCTCCACAATGCCACCGTGCAGAGCAAATTCACGCTCAAACACTTCGCGAGGGACGTAAGGGTACACGGTGTCGCATGGGTCTTTGAACTCTCCACCTTCCGCGTATTCCAGCAATTCCTTGCCGGGGATCATAGTAGGGAATCCACCCTCCATGTGGCTATGCGGTCCCGCATCTGTTCGCGGCGTGCAATAACTTCCCCAATCTCCAGCAGCCTGAACAGACATTGAGAAGCCATCGGCACAAACAATTCTTGGATTGTGAACTCTTCTGAAACTCTTGTGAGGGAATGCTGTGTCACGCATAATAAAAACCTTTCTTTAGTGTGTAGTGTATTGGGCCGCAGTTTTGATTACCTAGTATAACTTGCGGTTAAATTCCTAGAACCTAATTTATTTTGTATCGGTAGGATATCCGATTGTCTAGCTTACTCGCAAGCAGTGCCGTACCGCTTGAAGTAGGCCATCTTTGCATCAAGCCGATCTTGAGGAACCTCACAAGCGGTCACTACTTCGCAAGCTGGGTAGAAATCGTTGTAATGGTAAACCATCTCACCGCTATCGTTCTGATTGATGAAATCGGCAGGAACCTCAACGGCAGTCACTTCGCGACCGCTAAAGGGGCAAACATAAGTTACATCAAAACATTTCATGACATTTTTCCTTTCGTTAGTGTTGTTTGTCATATTAGTATTATCGTCTATGGGTGTGACACGTTAGGTCAAGAGTTAATAACTTTCTTTTGTTTTTCTTGAACAAATTTAATAACGTCATCAATCTCTTTTTCCCATTCCGGCTTGTTTGCTATTTGTGCAGAAACTTTACCAGTAGCAAGAGCCATCAATACTTTGTGCAAGTCCATGAGATCCATCGTGTTTTCCTTTTGTTGTTGTTAACTTGTTATGTCTCTATTATACATAGATCGGCAGATTTGTCAACCCCTCTGCACCCTAATTCCGAAAGTTTTTAAGAAATAATTTGTAGTTGTCGTAAGTTATTGCTACGTAAGGACTTACAAAAAAGCGCCGGGGTAGTTATTTATTCATTTTTGCACTTGACTTCTGCGCGGAAAAAAGCCGGGGTGGTTCAAACACAATTCGGTCAAATTTGTCAAATATGTCTTACCTAAATAGATCCGAATAGTCCATAAAGTTTCCCAAGTTTCGCTTTGAACCGTTCTTTTGTGTGCATATCGTCGTTTTTGGTGTATAATAGTTTATAAGAACCAGTTTTTACAATAGGAGTTGTTGCATGACACGTAAAAATAATAAAAACGTACAAAACATAGAAACGCAGTTGCGTGCCAAAAGCACGGCCCAACTAGATAGCTCGCTAGAGGGATTTAGGAATATTCCCGACCCGCCTGTATTCGATGTAAAAGCGTGGGGAGCAGGGCCCAATTCACCACCACACATTATAAACGGCGTCCCACAAACGGACGAAGAGGAACAAGAAGAGAATGGAAAAACCGAATAACCTGACAGAAGATCAAGTAATAGAAGTAATTACGAAAGTGGCCAAGAAACTGGCCCATAAATTTGTCTTTGCCTCATATGATGTTGACGACATAGAACAAGAAGCATTTTTGATGGGTATAGAAGGACTAAAAAGATATGACTCATCAAAGCCCCTTGAAAACTTTATGTACGCACACATTAACAATAGACTAAAGAATTTTAAACGAGATAATTACTACAGATTTGATTACGGTAACGCCCAAAAGATACAGGAACGCAAAAAGAGCATTCTTGAACCAATGGACATTGCCGCACTATATTCGGTATCTACAGAAGATGAAACGCTAAGTAATGCCCAAATAACTGAAACCCTAGATCTTATAGATAGAAAACTTCCATCTGAATTACGAGGTGACTATCTAAGACTCCAAACAAACTCTTCTTTGCCAAAAGGCCGCAAGGCCATAGTCATACAAGCCATAGAAGACATAATAAATGGAGATTATGATGAAGAAGGGTAGATTGTCAAAAGAGGATATGTCTTTTATCGAGGCGAAAGCCGAGGTTCTTTCTCCAGAATCCATAGCAGAACATCTAGACAGAGATCCAGATTCGATACGAGATTGGATCAAAAGAAATGTGGGATTCTCTGCTAGTCAAAAAAAAGAGGCTGCTGTTGCAAATGAGTTAAAAGAGAAGCCATACTATAAAGAGCTTTCCAATCAGTTTTCTGGTGAAGAGTTGGATATGTTCGAGTTTCATTTCAAAAAGATGTGGAGTCAATTCAAAGACGATGTTTTTCACACAGAAGAAATGCAAATAATTGACACCATAAAATTAGAAATACTCATGAACCGTATACTCAAAAGCCAGCATGAGAATCAGCAAGAAATAATATTGGCTGAAAGACTGGTGCGAGAAGAGAAAAGTGTTGACAAGGATCAACGCGATATGGATGTGATTATTAATCTAGAGCGTCAGGTGGCCGTTCTGCGCGCTTCGCAGGAAACCCTATCCAAAGACTACAAAGACCTTCAGGCACGCAAGGCGACGATGCTGAAGGATCTCAAGGGCACCAGAGAGCAGCGAGTCAAAGCGATTGAAGATTCTAAATTAACATTCGCTTCTCTTGTTAAGAAAATTGCAACCGATCCTCAATACCGCAGCGACCTTGGAATCGAAATGGAAAAAATGAGACTGGCGATGGAAAACGAGAAAGAACGATTATCAGAATATATATCCTTCAACGATGGACAAGTGGATCAACCATTTTTAACACCGGAAACCCTATCAGAGGAGTAAAATGCTTAATTTTTCTGCGTGGCTTGCAATATGGATGTTTGTAATGGCTATAATGGAATATATGATACATAAACATACAATGCACAGAAGAAAGAGGTGGCTGCCAGACTGGATCTGGAAACACCACGCCATAGAACACCATAAAAATGAAAGAAACGATCTTAACATAGATCTACCAATTTACAACCATCTGATAGTTGGGAGTCCTTTGATATTGACCTCCTATTTTATCGGATTACCTTGCTTGTTGGCATTATTAAGCGTGTTTGTTTTTCATTCCTATACATGGACAAAACTACATAGAGGAATTCACGATTTAGAACAAAACTGGCTGATGAAAACAAGATATTATAAAAAAGCAAAAATACATCATGAATTACACCACAAACGACCCGGAAAAAACTTCGGGGTGGTATTCTTTTTTACGGACTCTTTATTTAGGACGAGTATAAAATGAAAAAGGCAATTATATTTGGAATAACAGGACAAGACGGAAGCTATCTCGCAGAATTACTTCTGGAGAAAGGCTATGAAGTAGTTGGAATAACGCGAAGAGTAAGTGTTGACACTCTTCAAAGAATTAGCCATATCCTGCCCCAAATAAAAATTGTTGAAGGCGACATCACAGATGCGTTCAATGTGTCAAACATAGTAAAAGAATACGAACCCGATGAAATCTACAACCTTGCCGCACAATCCCATGTTGGCACAAGCTTTAAGCAGCCTAGCCTTACTTGGGACGTAACCGCTGGTGGAGTTTTAAATATCTTGGAAGCAATAAGATATTCTGGCAGAAAAGACAACATCAAATTTTATCAGGCCAGCTCTAGCGAAATGTTTGGAAAAAATTTCACGGAAAAAAAGATTCCGAGTATAGCACTGGAAAATGTCTTAGGTAGTATCACCCTTGACGACAAATACTCAGATTCCGTGTGTGATCTTCATAAGTTTCAAGACGAGGAAACGCCGTTTGTTCCACAAAGCCCATATGCTATTGCAAAACTAGCTGCCCACCACCTTGTTCGCAACTATCGTGATAGCTATGGCATATTTGCTTGTAGCGGTATTCTATTTAATCATGAAAGCGAAAGACGAGGAGAGAAGTTTGTTACCAGAAAAATTACTAAATGGATTGGAGAATTTGTAGCATGGATGCAAGAGAATAAAGGCTTTATTGATCTTTCTAGTCAAAAAGACAATATAGTACTAAAAGACGAAGACACACTGCATGGAGGAATAGGAGATGTGCGACACTCTTTTCCTAAGCTAAGACTTGGTAACCTAGACGCCAAACGCGACTGGGGACACGCAGAAGATTATGTTAGGGGCATGTGGAAAATGCTGCAACAAGACTTTGCCGAGGATTATGTAATTGCCACAGGCGAAACTCATTCAGTCAGAGAGTTCTTGGGAATAGCATTTGACCATATAGGAATTTCTGACTGGAAACAATACATAGTCATAGACCCAGAGTTTTATCGTCCGGCGGAAGTGGACTACCTGCTAGGAATACCGGCAAAAGCAAACACCAAATTAAAATGGAAACCCAATATTTCATTCGCTGAATTAGTGCAGAGAATGGTGGAGAGCGATATTAATGAGACGCAACTACGACGATCCGGCCTACAAAGCGTTTAGGGTTGAGGTTTTAAAAAGAGATAAATTTACATGTCAGATGTGTAAAAAGAAAGGAAAAAGGCTTAGGTTGAATGTTCATCATATAATGAAATGGTCTTCGGCAGCCTCTTTAAGATACGATGTGGACAATGGTATAACTTTGTGTAAAAAATGTCACGAAAGCATAACCGGCAAAGAAAGCCATTATATAACATACTTTATGGAACTAATAAAAAGAAAGAAAGGTTAAAAAATGTTGAACAAAGAAGACGATAAGCCAAAAATAGATCCAGTAAAAGCGGGTGTTTTAAAAGAAGTACCAGCGCCTGTTCAAAATCAAGCTGTAAAAAAAATTCAAGAATGGAAAACAGGAGATAAAATAATCTTAACTGATGTAGATGGATATCTGTTCAATGAGCTAAATGATAAATTTAAAAACGACAAAAGTGACCGTGGGTTTAGATTTGAGTATGATCAACTTAATAAAAAATTAATAGTAATGGATGATAATTAGATGCCGAACTATACGGTTATAAAGGACACAAGAGAGCAAGACGGATGGACCTTTTCATCCTATGACAAGTGTGACGGTATGGAGATTAACACACTTCATACCGGAGATTACACGATGAAAGGTTTTGAAGATGTTGTATGTATTGAAAGAAAAGCTTGTGCTTCTGAAATAGCCATGAATTTAGGGCGCAAAAAGAAACCATTTCAAGCAGAGATGGAAAGAATGAAGGATTATAATTTTTCATTTATTATTTGCGAATTTGACATGGACGACCTCTTGAAATACCCGGAAGGGTCTAGGGTTCCAAAAAGCGCTAGATCTAAGGTGCGTGTTACTGGCAAGTATTTGCTTAAGTGCTTACTAGAATTTCAAATTTGGTATGATACCAAAATTATTTTCTGTGGCAATAAAAATAATGCTTTTTTGGTGTGTAACAGTCTTTTTAAAAGACTCAACGAACTTTTTCATAAGAGGTACGAAGATGGCGGGAGGCAAGAAACTACCTACTAAAGCCTACGTGCTTGGTCACGAATATGAAATACAGGAAATGTCACAATCTCTTTTCAAAGAAAGAGAAGCGTATGGCGATTGCTGTAATGAGCAAAAAAGAATAAGGGTATATTGTGGCACTACAGAGTCTGTAATTAGAGACACGCTGTTGCATGAGGTACTACATGCAGCATGGTGTCTTTTATATATACAGCAGTCGGAAGAAGAGGAAAAGATCGTTTCTAGATTGGCTACGCTTCTTATAGGTTTCTTTGATGACCCTAGAAACCTAAAAGTTAAGAATTTTATTTTAGGCAAAGGAAAAGAAGCCGCTCATGACAAATAACGTCAAGAAGATAGAAAATGCTTGGCTAGGAATAGACGTAGACGAATCCAAGCTTTTTAACCCTATGGACTTCATAATGGAAGGTGCCGACAGGGAGGATATGCTAGAACGAATAGCTTGGCTCATGATACGGCCAGAGTACTTTTCATTTGTTTGTAAGTATATACTAAATATAGAACTGCTTCCGTTTCAATCTTTGCTACTATACGAAATGTGGAATAGAAAATTTCCCATGCTTATAGGCTCTCGTGGTATGGGCAAGTCTTTTATACTGTCGGTATATCCGATTCTCCGGGCTTTATTCATGCCAAGAAGAAAGATTGTCGTTGTTGGTGCTGCGTTTAGGCAGTCAAAAGTTTTGTTCGAGTATATGGATACTATATGGAAAAATGCGCCAATTTTAAGAGATCTGTGTGGCAGCAATAGTGGGCCAAGAAGAGACGTAGATAGGTGTGTTATGCATATTAATCAAAGCACAGTAACATGCCTGCCTCTCGGAGACGGATCAAAAATTAGAGGTCAAAGAGCCAATGACATTATTGCAGACGAGTTCGCGTCTATACCCAGAGATATATTTGAAAATGTGGTTGCTGGTTTTGCTGCTGTTGCCGCCTCACCATCAGAAAAAGTAAAAAGCAAAGCAAAGGCTAAAAAAGCAAAAGAGCTTGGTGTTGATATTGAAGCTAAAGAAAGTATGGTTACAGAAAAGTCAAACCAAATTATACTTTCTGGCACGGCGTATTATGACTTCAATCACTTTGCAGAGTATTGGAAAAGGTATAGAAACATAATCAACAGCCAAGGAGATCCAACCAAGCTAAAAGAAGTGTTTGGCTCAGACGCTCCAATAGATTTCGATTGGACGCAATATTCTGTGATTCGTATGCCCGTTAACACTTTACCAGATGGGTTTATGGATGATGGTCAGGTAAGTAGAGCGAAAGCCACCGTACATTCTGGAATATACAATATGGAGTATGGAGCGTGCTTTACGACGGATAGTCAGGGATTCTTTAAAAGAAGTTTGCTAGAGGGTTGCACAACATCTCCAACTAAACCAGTAAATCTTCCTTCTGGAGAGGTTTCTTTTGAGGCGCTCCTAAAAGGTTCTTCAAATGAAAAATACATATTTGGTGTAGATCCGGCTTCTGAGGTGGATAACTTTAGTATTGTTGTTTTAGAGGTTAGAGACGACCATAGGCGTATTGTACATTGCTGGACGACAAATCGACAACAGCACAAAGACAAACTTAAATCAAAGATAGTAGACGAAGATGATTTTTATTCATATTGCGCAAAAAAAATTAGGCAACTAATGAAGGTGTTTCCTTGCTCCGAGATAGCTCTTGATGCTCAGGGTGGCGGTATTGCGGTTATGGAAGCACTTCACGACAAAGATAAAATACCAGAAGGTGAGGTTGCTATTTGGCCGGTTATTGATGAGGACAAGCCTAAAGATACTGATAGTCATTCGGGGCTACATATACTGAAACTGTGTCAATTTGCAAAAGCGGATTGGCTAGCAGAGGCGAATCACGGATTAAGAAAGGATTTTGAAGACAAAATATTGTTGTTTCCATTTTTTGATTCGGCAAGTATTGGATTATCTATTGAGCACGATAAGGCTTCTGGACGAAAATACGATACACTTGAAGATTGTGTAATGGAAATTGAAGAGCTTAAAGATGAGTTGTCTATGATAGTTATGACGCAAACAGCTACTGGTCGTGAACGATGGGATACTCCTGAAGTCAAGGTTGCCGCTGGAAGAAAAAGCAGACTTCGCAAAGACCGCTACTCGTCTTTATTAATGGCAAACATGTCTGCCAGAAATTTCATAACCCAAAAGGGTGTTTCGGAATTCAATACAATCGGCGGTTTTGCTCAAAGAGACAGTAGTTCCAAGTTTGAAAACGAGCAACTTTATCACGGACCTTCTTGGTTTGCGGAAAAAATGCAAGATGTTTACTAGCTTGTGTATAATGGTATTGAGAGTAGCATTAACAGTAACATTGAATGGAGATTAATATAAATGCCTAAGTCACCACTATACAGAACGTGGGATAGCGATTCCCAAAAACAAGATGCCTACTTGCAAACCTCTGATGCGATTGAGGCTTATGATGGAATCCAGAAGGCTGTAGCATACGGAAGAAGAACCAGCTACATAGACATAGAGCCAAACAGATCTGTAAGGACCGGCTTTCTTCGTCAAGACTACGATAACTTCCGACCGGGAGAATCTGTAGCCAACAAGCAAAAAAGAATCATTAAGCAGAGTATGCAGGCTTATGATAGGGTTGGCATTATTCGCAATGTTATTGACCTTATGAGTGATTTTTCCTCACAAGGACTTACTTTAGTACATCCAAATAAAACTATAGAAAAATTCTATAGAAAATGGTTTACTCAGGTTGGTGGAATAGACAGATCGGAAAGATTTTTGAACTATCTGTATAGATGTGGAAACGTTGTTGTAAAAAGACGTACAGCAAAATTAAATCGCAAAAAAGAACTAGAGCTAAGACGTGCCGCAGGAGCGGATATTCAAATTCAAGATGTCAAGGTAAATCGCAGAGAGGTTCCTTGGACTTATGATTTCTTAAACCCTTTGGCTGTTGATGTAAGAGACTATGGCACGCAAGTAGTGGGCAAGCCTGAGTTTGTTTTAAATCTATCTAAATATACTTATGAGTCTCTTGTTAAAGGCACAAATACAAATAAAACAATATTTAAAACACTTCCAAACGACTTGCAGAAAAGACTAAGAGGTGGAGACAGAACCATTCCTCTCGATCAAGACAAAGTAAGTTTTTATCACTACAAAAAAGATGATTGGCTGCTTTGGGCAAACCCTATGATATACGCCATTCTTGACGATATTGTTATGCTGGAAAAGATGAAGCTTGCAGATTTGGCAGCCTTAGATGGTGCCATTTCAAATGTTAGACTTTGGACTGTTGGCGATTTAGATCATAAAATTATTCCAACAAAAGCCGCTATAAATAAGCTTCGTGACATATTGGCAAGTAATGTTGGTGGTGGAACAATGGATTTGGTATGGGGTCCAGAGCTTAAGTTTTCAGAAAGCCAATCCCAAGTTTACAAGTTCTTAGGTGCTGAAAAATATCAGCCTGTTTTGACTAGCATATACGCTGGCCTTGGAATTCCTCCTACGTTAACGGGAGCTTCTGCTAGTGGCGGATACACAAACAACTATGTATCGCTAAAAACACTTATTGAAAGACTTGAGTACGGAAGAGAAATACTCTCTCAGTTCTGGAGACAAGAGATTGAACTAATTAGAAAAGCTATGGGGTTCAGATTTCCAGCAGAAATACACTTCGATTCAATTGTTCTTTCTGACGAGGCTACAGAAAAGAATCTGCTAATACAGCTTGCAGATCGAGACATTATATCCAGCGAAACCCTGCTCGAAAGATTTAGGGAACTTCCGGGTATTGAAAAAATCCGTGTCCGTCGTGAAGAAAGAGAGCGTGTAAATGATAAAAATACCCCCAAGAAGGCGGGCCCTTATCATAATCCTCAACACAAGGATGACGTTGCTAAAATAGCACTAACCAAAGATGTGTTGGATTCCGATCAATACTTAGACAAGCTTGGCCTTCCTCCGGTTTCGGTTGAGCAAGAAGAGATAACTGAAACAGATAGTTTAAAGATGGAAAAAGAATACTCTCCAGAAAATCAAGGTGGACGACCCAGATTTTCCAGAGACACAACCAAGCGAAAACAGAAAAGAGTTCTGCCTCGCAGTGGTGATGCCACAACAGCAACTTTATGGGCTGTTGAGGCTCAGAACAAGATATCAGAGGTTTTGTCACCAATAGCCCTTTCGCACTTTAATAAGAAGAATGCCCGTAGCTTAAACAAGGCTGAGGTTGATCAGTTAGAGTATTTGAAGATGTGCATTCTTACTGGCATGACTCCATATATGGAAATAACTCCAGAGGTTGTTAAGGACTTGCTAGACAGAGGCACAAAACCATCTAATGATTTCAGTTCTTTGGTTCAAGCAAAAGTTAACTCTTTCAAATCTGCAAACAACAAGCAGCCTAATAGTTCTGAAATGAAATATATACATGCTTCCGCCTTCGTAGAAATGTATGATTTTGACCAATAATTACCAAAGATTTTATTTTTTGTGTATTATGCAACGGAGGCTTTTATATAATGAAAATATACGAATCTGAAATTAACGACGGCTTAGGTGACGTACTATCCAAAGAGACAAGTATTGCTTGTTGTGGTATAGCTGAAACCTATAAACCAGAAACATCAGAAGAAGAAGTTAATAATCTAAAGAAGGTTATTGCTGAAAATTCTAATGAGGTTTCCGTTGCTCAGAACGAACAGCAAATAGATTTATACTATCTTAAGTCCATACTTGTAAGCACGGGATGGAATAAGAATGATGACGTGTTTGATCCTAAAGAATTGTGGGACGCAAAAAACACACCAGAAGACAAACCGTTTAATTTCATGCACAATGAAAAAGATATTATCGGGCACATAACTGGCAATAAGGTGGTCGATTACAACGGAGAAGAAATTGACATTGAAAAAGACGATGTGCCAGACAAATTCAATATACTTACCACTTCTGTTATATATACTGAGTGGAGCGACATGGATCAAAGAAACAGAATGAATAAAATTGTTTCTGAGATCGAGGATGGAAAATGGTTCGTATCTATGGAATGCCTTTTTCCTGAATTTGATTATGCTCTAACATCTCAAGACGGTTCCACCAAGGTGGTTCCTAGAAATGAAGCTTCGGCGTTTTTGACAAAGCACCTAAGAGCTTATGGCGGAAGTGGAGAATATCAAAACTATAGAGTTGGCAGATTGTTAAGAAACTTATCGTTCTCTGGTAAAGGCTTGGTTTCCAAACCTGCTAATCCTCGTAGTGTAATTTTGGAAGGAAACGATTTTTTCGATGAATCGAAAGCAGAAATTTTAACTATATCCTCTATAAAGGAGAATACGATGAGTGATAATCACGACAAGCAAATCTCTGATTTGCAAAAAGAGCTTGCTGAAGCAAAAACCGCAAACGAAGCACTTCGAGAAAAGGTTGTAGCAGAAAAGCAAGCAGAATTTCAGGCTAAGGTTGAAGCTTTGGAGGCTGAAATCGCTGAAAAAACTGAAGCAAACGAAACTCTTTCTGAGTCTTTGAAGCAAGCTGAACAAGCTTTGGCTGACAAGCATGACGACATGGAGAAAAAGATGAAAGAGCTTCGTGAAATGAAAAAGAAAGAAGCTATGATGAAGCGAAAAGCCCAGCTTGAAGAGGCTGGTCTGGAAGCTGAAGAGGCTGAAGCTACAATTGCTGACTTTAATGAAGTCGATGATGATACTTTTGATAAAGTTGTCGCATTGATGAAGAAGAAAGCCCTTAAGCACGCCGACAAGGAAGAAGAAGAGAAGGCGATGATGAAGAAGAAAAAGGCGATGATGAAGAAGGAAGAAGAGGCCCTTATGAAGAAAAAGGCTGAACTAGATGAGGAAATGGATGACGCGGAAGCAAGTGCCGAAGCACTAGAGGAAGTTGAAGAATCTGTAGATGTTGCTATCGCAGAAGCTATTGGTGAAGAAGATCCATCCGATAATCTTCGCGCAGTTGCTAGCGAGTGGCTCGGCTCTATCCTACAATCCGTTCCCAAAGAAGACAAGTAACCCAATTTTAAGAAAAAAGGAGATTCATAATGGCTCTTAAATCAGATAGAAGTACACTCCAAACCGATATCTCGTTCTTCATGAATGAGGCTGCTACTAGAGGTGGTGTTGCCTGCCTCAGTACTGGAGGTTCGGGTGCGTCAATGGATAATGGTGCAGCTTTGGTAACTTATGCTGCAATTCCATCCGGTAAAATTCCAGTTGGCTTGCTTGTTAACGATATGGTCGATATTGACCTGACTCGTCAGCACTTGAACCAACATAAAGATGAAGTTCAAAAAGGTGGTAAGGTCACTCTTCTCCAGAAGGGTTTCGTTGTAACTAATAGCATCGAAGGAACCTCTCCTGTCGCAGGCAATTTGGCTTACGTGGCACACAGTGGTAATCTTTCGGCTTCCGACCTGTCAAATGATGACAGTGACGGTGACGGTAGAGCTAAGGTTGTTGGACGCTGGTTGTCTTCTGTCGATGAAGACGGATACGCAAAAGTGTTTATCGACCTTCCTAACACCAATCACCCTGAAGCTGCTAGCTAAATAACCCAATAAAAAAGGAGAACGTTAATATGTCTACTAAAAATCGACCCACACCCGAATTCATTGAGTTGCTCAAGCGCTCGGGTAGTTCTGATAAAATGGTCGCTGTAGCGGCCCAAAGAGAAATCGCCAAAGCGCTAGAAACGCCAATTCGCAAAGGTGTTCTGTTTGGTGATATTGTTACTAATATTTTTGAGGCCATGCCTCTAGAGCCGGGAGCTACACCGGAATTTCCTTTGGATCTTCTTGCACCCGGAACTGAAACGGAGCACATCGCTTATACGAATCCCGGAAACGGAAGAATTCCTGAGCGACACGTTGAAGGTGACTACGTAATGGTTAACACTTACGGCATTTCAAGCTCGATTGACTTCTTGCTTAAATATGCTCGTGAGGCTAACTGGAATGTTGTTGCTCGTGCTATGCAGGTGCTAGAATCCTCATTCGTTAAGAAGATTAACGATGACGGCTGGCACACACTTCTGGCCGCTGCTGTAGATCGAAACATCTTGGTTTTCGATGCTGATGCTGCTGCTGGCCAGTTCACTAAGCGCTTGATTAGTTTGATGAAAACTGTCATGCGTCGAAATGGTGGCGGTAATGCTGCCACTGCTCCGGGTCGTCTTAGCGACCTGTACTGCTCGCCTGAAGCGATTGAAGATATTCGCAACTGGGGTATTGACCAGCTTGATGAAGTTTCTCGTAGAGAAATTTACACGGCTACTGACGATGGCCCAGCCATCACTAGAGTGTTTGGTGTCAATCTTCACGATGTCTTCGAGTTTGGCGATAACCAAGAGTATCAGACCTACTTCACTAGCGATCTTGGTGGCTCTTTGGCCGCTGGCGATGTTGAGCTTGTGATCGGTCTTGATCAAGGTCCAAACGACAGCTTCGTAATGCCTGTTAAGAAAGAAGTTGAGATTTATGAAGACGAAGGTCTCCATAGACATCAACGACAGGGTTACTATGGTTGGGCAGAAATTGGGTTCGGTGTTCTTGACAACAGAAGAGTTCTTGCGGGCTCCTTCTAATATTTTTCACCGCTTATTAACCCTCGGGCTACCCTGTTTTTCGGGGTAGCCTTTTTTTGTATATATCCACGTTTTTTGTGTATTATTAATGGAGGTGGATATGTTTGGTATTACAGCTTTTTCTGAAGCAGCTTTTAGTGAAGTCAAAGTTTCTGAAAGTGTATTTCTTGGTACGCTACCGATAATATATTTTAACAACTCCACATTGACTTTTCCACTAAAAATAAACGAGATATCAAATTTTGACTTGACAATCAACAAGTTGCAAGAGCATCAGCTCTCAATAAACACAGTAATAAATTTTAATGAGGAGAGATAATAATGGCTGAGTTTTCAATTACAATTTCAGATGATGACGTGGGAAGAGTAATCACTGCAATGTGTGCAAATTATGGTTATACAGAAAACGTGCTTAATCCCGATTTTGATCCAAGTCTGCCTGAAGATCCAGACACAAACCCTCAATACATTCCGAACCCAGAAACAGCATATCAGTTTGCGAATCGTATGACGCGAGATTATCTTATGAATAACACCGTTGCCTACGAATTAAAGGTGGAAAAACAAAACGTTCCGAAGCCAACACCCCCAGATATCACCAATCCACACCTTGAAGACTAATAGCGTTTTTTAGCTTTTAATATCTGGCAGGAGCGATCATGGCACTTAAAGTAGCGGACAGAATAAAACAATTAACAACCAGCACGGGCACTGGCGATATATCGTTCAATGCAACGCCTGTAGGTT